ACAGCACTTATTGATATAAAAAGCAAAACGGAAACAGATGTCGAACGATGCGAACAGTTGCGAAACGATACCAAAGCATTAAACGATGAATTTGTGAAAAAACTTGCCTCCGGAGAGTACAAAGGAGAAAGGGGCATTCAAGGAGAACGGGGACTGCAAGGAGTTGAAGGCGTTCAGGGTCCGCAAGGAGTGCCTGGCATCCAAGGACCGCCGGGAAAGCAAGGAGAACGAGGAGACAGCGGAGTTATAACGTTGATAAATGGCTTTTATGCGCTGGTCGGAGACGAAGATGGCAATTTGTACGCATTATGCACAGACGATGACAACCCGCCGCAGTTCGAGACGGATGACGAAGGAAATGTTTATGTTATCCTGCCGGATGAGTAAGAAAGAAGGTGAAAACGATGGCAAAAATTTTGATTGGAAACTTCAAAGGCCCAAAAGGTGACACTGGAGACGAAGGTCCGGAGGGCGTGCAGGGCGTTCAAGGACCACCGGGACCGGCCGGAGAAAGCGGAGCAAGTTATGAAGCCGGCACTTTTACCGGCATATTGAGCAATAGTAGCAGTTCAAATATAGCCAGTGCGAAAGGTGTATATAAAAAGATAGAAGGCCTAGTACATATTTACATCGCGATACCAAACATGACAGGAACAGTACCAAACAAACTCAGAGGCCTACCAGTTGTTACGGCGGGAACACTGTCGATGAATAATAAATCCGAGTTGCTTATTTATGACTCGGAAAAAGGAAAAATAGCAAGACCGACGCAAATCGCCAAAACCGATGAGGTAATACTTAGTGCGAATGATGTGTCAGGTAGGGGATGTATCGAGTTGTGGGGCTGGTATCACGTATAGGAAGGAGGACAAAATGGAAGTCAAGGAAAAGAAGACAGTAGACATGCTGACGCCGGACGGTGTCAGTATCATGACATCGCAGTTTGTGTCACTTGACGGCGAGATGGTACAGATTGGCGACCCGCATCGCCGGGCGTATGCGAATTCGCTATCCGGACGAAAGGAAATTCAGGAAAACGAGCCGGAAGATGTCACGCAGGCGGTATTTGCCATTTGGGGAGATTCGCCGACAATCGCGGATGATGTCGAGGAAGACGATATCAAGGAGTAATTGTATGGAGAGAAAAGAAGAGATTGCCAAACTGTGCAAGGACAGAGCAGAAGCGGCCGACCTTGTTGAGGAAATACTTTTTTTAGAGTCAAAATTGACGGAGTTGAAAAAACTCCCGTTTTACAAGGTACATCCAACTGACAACTGCAAACAAAAAGTACTTCCGGCGGCAAAACTCTACAAGGAAATGCTCCAGCAGTATACAAATTGTCTAAAACTGCTCCTGAACTTCGTGGATGATGCAAATACCGATGAAGAGTCTCCACTGCGAAAATGGATAGCGGAAAGGGGCAAGAAATTTGTTAATAAAGGAGAGGAAAATATGGACACCGGATGACTCTTTTTTGCTAAAGTATCGGGAAGAAATTGAGAGCGGGAATATCATAGCCGGATGGGAACTTCGACAGGAGCTAACCAATCTAAAAGAAGACTTCTCAAACGATGAGTACTTTTACAACACAGACGATGCATTGCTTCGGATGGATTTCATGGAGAATTGCGTAAAACTGACGAAATCACCTTTTTACGGTCAGCCGATGGTGTTGATGCTGTGGCAAAAGGCTTTTATAGAAGCCGTGTACTCGTTCAAAATGTCAGAAGAGTCACTCGAAAGAGGGATGATGATTGACCGTTTCAAAAAAATTCTGCTGCTGATTGCCAGAAAGAACACCAAAAGCGAAACGTGTTCGGCGATTGCGGTGACGGAGTTGTTTGTTGGGAATGAGGGTGCTGATATCGTGTGCTCTTCGAACGATGATAACCAAGCATCGATTACATATGACGCGATTGATACCATGCGTCAGTTGATTGACCCACGCGACCTCGATTCAAAGAAAAATCAAAGATTCATCCGAAACAAAAGCACCAACTCGAAAGTTTTCAAATTGTCGGACAGAACCAAAAACAAAGAGGGGCGCAACATTGACTTTGCAATAGTCGACGAGACACACGAGATGAAAACAAATGTTATCGGCAAGTCAATCGAGCAATCGCAGTCTTTGAAAGACAATCCAAAGTTTGTAGACATAACAACCGAGGGGTTTGTGCAGGAAGGTTACCTGGATGATGAGCTTGAAAAGGGACGCGGGGTGATAAACGGCGAAGATGACACGAAAGCGGGAAAAAGATTACTGCCGTGGCTATACACACAGGACAGCGAGCAGGAAGTTTTTACGAATCCGAAATCGTGGATGAAATCGAATCCGACACTGGGCGTTATCAAGAAAGTATCCTACCTAGAGGAGCAGGTGGAACTTGCGAAAAAGTCAAAGGGCGACAGAATTTTTGTACTAGCGAAAGATTTTAACATCAAACAAAACTCGGTAGAAATGTGGCTCAATCTCGAAGATTACAACTTCGATGCGACTTACGATTTGGAAGAATTTCGCGGAGCTCCGTGTTTGGGAGCGGTTGACTTGGCCGAGACAATGGATTTGTGTTGTGCGAAAGTTCTCTTGATGAAGGACGATGGGAAAAAATACATACACACCATGTACTTCATTCCGGAAAGAAAAATAGAGGACGATGACGACAGCCAAGCCGGCGCAAAATACGCCGACTGGGCGCGGGATGGATACATCACCGTAACGGAAGGCAGTGACATTGATTTGACGGTCGTGGCAGATTGGTTTTGGAGTTTATACAAAGAATACGGAATCCGTCTGATGTGCTGTGGTTACGACCAGAAATTTGCGAAGGACTTTCTTCGGCAAATGTCGGAATACGGCTGGACGAAAGAGGGCGGCGAGCTGGAATTGATTTTACAGAATGCTATGACACTCGATACGGCCAACAAGTTCGTAGAGACGGATTTGAAGAAAAGAAATATAAACTATAACAATAACCCGGTAGACCGGTGGTGCTTTGGAAATGCCGGACTTTCGGTTGACAATAAAGGAAAATGTTTGGTTGTAAAAACAGCCAGAAACAAAAAAATAGACGGAGCGGTTACAACAGTGATTTTATACGAAACATATAGGCGATACCGCGCTGACTTAAAAAGAATGGTCAAAGAATGGAGGCAAGCTGATGGGATGGCTGGGGAAGATAATCTCGAAAGTTAAAAACACAAAATATGCGGATGTGATGACCGGGCAGGTTCCGATATTCAGCCAGTTCGGGCGAGATATCTACGTGTCGGATGTAGTGCAGCAGGCAATAGAATGTATTGCGAATGAGATGTCGAAACTGGAGCCATGCTTTATTCGTGGCGTTGGAAATGATTATCAGACGCCGGAGAACGACGTTTATCAAATCCAAAATCTTTTGGACAATCCGAATCCGATTATGACAAAATCGGAGTTTATCGAAAAACTTACCTATGGATTGTACTTACGACAAAACGCTTTCGCGGTGCCGGTGTATGAAGTGGTTAAGCGGTCAGACGGCAGCAGTTACAAAAGATATAGTGCAATTTACCCGGTTGACCCTCTGATGACAACCTTTCTTGAAACACCGACCGGTGATTTGATTGTGGAGTTTGAATTTGAAAACGGATATAAAACACAACTTGCATACAGCGATGTGATACACATTCGGATCAACTACTTTGCAAACGACTACATGGGCGGTGATGCATCGGGAAATCCGGACAGACGAGCACTTTTAAAGACACTGCAGCTAAACGAGGATATTATGCAGGGAATATCGGGAGCAGTGAAAAGTAGTTTTGCAATAAACGGTGTTGTAAAAACACAAACATTCATGAGTGAAGAAAAAGCTGAAAAGAGCATCAAAGAATTTGAAAGAAAGCTAAACAATGCGGAAAACGGCATTTTACACTTAGATGCAAAAAGCGATTACGCAAAGATTACACGCGATATTAAATTAGTGGATCCTGATACAATCCGCTTCATCGATGAGAAAATATTGAGAACATTTGGCGTTCCGCTTTCGATTCTGACAGGCGATTACACGAAGGAGCAGTATGAAGCTTTTTACCAAAAGACAATTGAAAAACTGGTAGGAAGGTATCAGGAAGCGTTTACTAAAGCATTGTGCACACCGAACATGAGAGCACGGAGCTTAAAGATAGCATTTTTCACGCACGAGCTTATCTTTATGAGCATAGAGCAGAAAGTGGAAATGGTAAAGTATTTAGGAGATACCGGAACGCTTTACGAGAATGAAAAAAGAGTGGCATTCGGACTTAGACCGATGAAAGAACTCGAAGGAGTAAGAAAGCAATCCTTAAATTACATTGACACAGATATAGCAGTTGAATACCAGCTTGCAAAAGCCAAAGGAGGGAATCAGGATGAGCAAGAAAACGAGTAAAAAAGAACAGAGAGCGTTTATGTTTGATGTTCGAGCTGCACAAGATGACAGAGGAAATTACATAGAGGGGCGACCGGTCGTTTACGGTAAAGAGGCAGATATCGGCGGTATGTTTCGAGAGGAAATTGTACCGGGCGCACTTGATAAAACGGATTTACATGACGTTTGTTTATTGACAAACCATGACTTGACTCGAATCCCACTCGCAAGAAGCAGAAACAACAATAAAAACTCCACATTGCAACTTGCGGTGGACAAGGAAGGATTAAGGATTCGAGCCTATCTTGATACGGAAAACAACGCAGACGCGAAAGCATTGTATAGCGCAATTGAGCGTGGTGATATAACAGGCATGAGCTTCATGTTTTGGATTGAAGAGGAACGCTGGGAAGATCTTGATACAGATTATCCAAAGCGATTCATTGAAAAGATTTCAACCATTGTGGAAGTATCGGCGGTTACTTTCCCTGCCTATGAAGATACGGAAATAATGGCTAGAGATAAAGATGCACTGGAGAGTGCAAAAAGGGCACTGGAGAGTGTCCGGGGAAAATCACTGGAGAGTGACGAATTAGAGTTATGGAAAGAAAAAGTAAAATTGAAAGGAGCATTTTAAAAATGAGCAGACTTGAAAAACTGAAAGCGCGTCAGAAGAAATTACTGGAGCGCAAAAAGGACTTGATGCAGCGTGCAGAGGCATCAGAAAACGCAGAAGAAGTGAGAAGTATTTACGACCGGCTGACAGAAACTGTTGACGACTTAAAGGATATCGCCGAGGAAATCAAAGATTTGGAAAGCGAAGATTCCAAAGGGACAGAAGACAAAGGAGAAGGCGAGTCAGATACTACGGGAACAGACAACCAGAGAGGCGTCAACATGAATGGTGAAGTGAGAAACGCGGCTATTGTTGGAGCATTCCGCTCAGAGCGTCGCGAAACAACAGAGTCGGATGACCCGACAGAGACAAGAGATTATAAAAAGGCATTTGTGGAGTACGTTTGTCGAGGAATCCCAATGCCTACGGACTTGCGTGTTCCAATTAAGAGAGAGGCAGCAGTAACAAGCACTGCAGACGTTGGCGCAGTGATTCCGACCACTCTCGTACGTGAGATTATCCAGAAGCTGGAAAGTTACGGGAATATCTATGCGAAAGTTACAAAAACAAACATTCAGGGCGGCGTAGCGATTCCGATTCTTTCTATCAAACCGATGGCGACGTGGGTTGGTGAAAAAGCATCGGATAGCCAGAAGTTGACGGCAGATGAAAAGGTTGTGTTTAATTACTACGGCGTTGAGTGCAAGATTGCACAGACTTTGCTGGCATCTGTGGTGACAATCGAAGAGTTTCAGAAGCTCTTTGTGCCGCTTGCTACAGAAGCAATCATGAAAGCTCTTGAGAAGGCAATCATCAAGGGCGACGGAACATCACAGCCGCTTGGAATCTTGAATGATACCCGAGTTAAGAATGTTGTCACCATGGCACCGGAAGATATGACATGGAACGGCTGGCATAGAATGAAAGCCAAAATCAAAAAGAGCTATCGCAAAGGATGCTTCCTTATGGCACAGTCGACGTTTGACGAGAAAATCGACGGTATGGAGGATAAGAACGGCCAGCCGGTTGGGCGTACCAACTACGGAGTTAATGGCGAGGAAACCTACCGCTTTTTGGGTAAAGACGTGGAGACTGTTGAAGAGGAATTACTTCCTTACTACGAGGACGCTAATGTCGGAGATGTATTTGCTATCTTTGGAGACCTCAAAGACTACGTTGTTAATTCCAACCTCGAAATGCAGGTGGTGAAGTGGATTGACCACGACACGAACGAGGTTAAGAACAAAGTTATCATGATCGTTGACGGAAAGGTTGCAGATGCAAACGGATTTATCTTGATTAAGAAAGGCAAGAGCAAAACCGCAAGCCAGGCAGACAGCACCAGCGAAACATCAAAAGGCTAAATGAGAGGAGTGCGGCATCATGGCAGAAATGACAGAAAAGGAACAGCTTGGAGAAGTTAAAGATTCGCTTGGAGTAACTGGTAACTATCAGGATGCGAGATTACTAGGATATATGCGAGAAGTTAAAGAGTATCTGATAGCTTCCGGAGTACCAAAAGATATCCTTTCGTCTCCTGCCGTGATGGGCGTTCTTTCGAGAGGGACAAGTGACCTTTTATATAAAGGTGAATTGTCAAGTTACTTCAAAGAAAGAGTAATCCAGTTGAGTTACTAGGAGGTGACAGTATGGCATGGCAACCGAATTTACCATATGTAACGCCGGCGAAACTTTTGAATCCAATCAGCGAAACATTGATAAAAGGCGTGAAACAAAAGCAGTACGGCGAAGGCGAACGCGTCTATGTGTCTTTCCGCACTTTTGGAGGCACAGAAAAGACATCAAACGGACAGATTGTTGTTGAAAATACCGCAACGCTTGAGACGTGGTTCAGACCGGACATTACTCCGGCGAGCCGTTTCGAGATTGACGGGACAACATATGAGACATTAGGTACTCCGGAAAACATCGCGATGCGAAACCAGTACCTTGTAGCAAAGGTCAGAGCCGTTAAAGGGGGCGCATGATGGCAAGGAAAGGCATGATTGACTTCTCCCAGTTGGAAGATTTAGCGGAAAAGTGGGAGAAAGCAGGAGGAAAGGTTGAACAGCTTGCAGAAAGTTGTCTGAAAGCGGCACACGAAGCGGTGACGCCGCCTATCGTGCAGGACATGACGAAGCACCACCGAACCGGAAGCACGCAGGAGTCCATCGTCACAAAAGCCGACGTGAAATGGGATGGCACCAAAGCCACTATCCCGGTCGGATTTGACATCAAACAAGGTGGATTACCATCTATCTTTTTGATGTACGGCACGCCGAGGATGAAAAAGGACACAAAGCTGTACGCTGATGTGTACGGAAAGAAAGCGCAGGGACGAATCAAAAAAGCACAAGAGGAGACGTTCCAAAAAGGGATTAAAAAACTGCTAGGAGGCTGAAAATGGAAGATAAACTGATTGAAATATTATCGCAATATGATTATCCGGTGATATTGCAGGGTTCCCTTGCACAAGGGGAAGAGTATCCGGAACATTTTTTTACATACTGGCAGAATCCGGGAGACGACTCCAGCTTTTACGATAACAAAGCGCATTGTGAACTTTACGACTATGATGTCAACTTTTACAGTACGGACGCTGCACTGGTATATAAAATGCCGGTGACGGTCAAGCAGGAACTTGTTAAGAATGGTTTTATCGTGCCGGGAACGGGCTACTCAGTCGCAAGCGACG